GTTTTCAAACGTGGTTGGTTGAAAAGCGCCGTCTGCCTTGAATAGGTTACGGAATAATAGGTCGAACGGTGTACGTTCATTGAATAATGTACTCATATCATTTAGTTTTGTGAGGCCGAAGCTCTCGGTTTATTTTAATTTAAACATAACAGCGTGTCCTAAAAATCACATTTTATGTTCTATTATACATATATGGTTTATTCGTTTCTCGCAATGAAATACTCACTTTCTGTTTCTTCAGTTACAAAATTTAGTTTTAACATACCTACTTCTGAAATTTTTAATGTACCACTTTCCATATCTTTATTAGCACTTAATATGTCTTTAAATATATCTGAATCGAATGGGATTTGGATATCTCCCTTAGTAATATTTCCTCGAAGTTGGTAAGTAATTTTATTTGAAAATCCTGTATTATCACCAAATATAATTTCACATACATTTACTCCATCAAAATCTGTGGTAGAAGTAATTAACATATTATTTACATCAGCTAAAGCACTTTTTGCTTTAATTAAATGACTAATATCTTCACGTGTTAAATCTATTTGTATTTCACATTCATCAGGATCTTCATAATAAGTATTTTTACCTAAAATTAAGATATCAGCCAAAGAATAAGTTAAATCAAAATTTAAATCAGCAATATGCATTTTAGTATAAACTGCTTTTATTTTTTCAAGTGAAATGCTTAGTTCACCATTAGTAATAGAAAGTAATTTACTAAGTTTATGAGTATCAAATATACCTAACTCAGCATCTTCAAGGTTAAAGTTATTATGTACTACTTTACATACTCTACCATTATCACCTGCATAAACTGTAAGTTGATTATCTTTAATACGCCATTTTACTTGATTATTTAATCCATTTAAATAATATTTTGAAATAACGCTAGTGAGTGTACTCTTATTTACCATTTGTTTTTATTTATTGTAATATACGAAATTTATTTTATATCTCAAAGGAAGATAAAGCATTTACATAAGGGTTCAAATCAAGCTTCCAAGAAAGATCAGAGAAAAACCCAGTTAGTTTATTTAATAATATAGTATCAAATACTTTTTGTCTATCCGCATATCTTTCTAAAAAATCATTTATCTTTTCAGGTATATCATGAGGTTGGAATGCTAGTGCTTCTATTTTATAAGGGTTATCTTTTAAATATATAAATTTAACCTTATCAGCCATGGTTATTAAATTATGTTTTTTATCTAGTTGCCATAGTCGCAATAAATCATTATAGCGAATAGTTGCCCTTACTGGGGCTGGGGCTCCTTTGAGGATTTCTGTAAACATTTCACCGGCTCTAGCATTTTTTCCAGAATATTTTTCAAGTTTTTTTACTGCTGTTGGGTTACCTAGTTTAACTAGCGGTATAGTACCATCTAATATTTGTTTTTTAAATACTTTAATTTGTTCTAAAATACTAGATTTTTCTTCTCCCTTAAGTACCTGTTGTAATATATCATTAAAAAATTCCCCTAAAATAGGTGGAAAATTCGCTTTCATGAACTCTAAACCTTTAATATCTAGTGTTTCTTTAGAAATACCCTCTTGTTTTGTAATCCACTGAGCATATCTTCTTGTTGCTCTAAAATAAGCTGAACGGATAACACATTCAGTTTTCATTTCAAGTCTGTGTTCTGTTACATTAAAGGTTTCACGGGCTAATCTGTTATAGTCTTCATTTATAACATCTTGATATTTTAAAGCCACTTTTTCAAGAATATCATCTTTTTTCTCGTCATTGAATGATTCAAAATCAGGGTATAAATGAAGCAATAAAGGTTCAGCGTTGAAATAATTACTGTCCGTATCGATATAACTGCAGAAGTTAAAATCCCCTTCATCACATACAAACCATGGTGTTTCTTCTATATGTTTCATTAATAATCTTTATATGATTTTTCTTCTACTAATTCTGATGATGTTACTAAATTAATTAATTTTTTGATTTCACATCTTTTATCGTTAGTAATATACACAGAACGAGCCAATTCTACAAATTCTTTATCAAATCTCTTCTCACGTTCGCAATCTCTAATCCAATCTTCTATATCCCAAAGTTCACCATTAATTTTAGCTAGTTCAAGATAATGGTTTTGAAGTTGACCATCATATTTTTCAAATAATTCTATAACTAAAGGATTAAGAGAATCAAATTCAGTCATAACATTAATTAACTTTTCTTCATCTTCAATTCTAAGAATTTTTAATTCTAAAATTGAGATTTTATCTAATAATTCCCCATTTGATATTTCTACTTGCATATTTTTAATTTAAAATGTTCTTTCCCCAGGTGCTAAAGGCATATTAACTGGTTTGTTTCCTTTTGAATCTAAATCATCTCTATCAGCTATGGTTACTTTATATTTAACTTTATTAACATTAAAAGTACCACCTTGTTTAATCATTTTTTTAAAGAAATTCTCTTGTATTTCAGACCAGTTTTCACTTTCAGCTATTAATTCGTCCTTAGATATGGGTTTATCGTTAGCTAAAATGGTTTGGTTTTTTCTAATTGATTGTTTTTTTAGTGTCATAATATTATGTAATTTATGCGCATTTTACGCGCGTTTAACGCATTACCTCTTGTCTTGCATGGATTTATATATCTAACTTTACTGTTCCCTTCATAACTTTATTCATGTGACGATTTGCACACAGAGCTGATTCTTGTATTATTCTATGGCCTGATAGTGTAATTGCTTCACTTAATGTTTGGAAATTCATTCCATATCTAAAAGAAGGGAGAGCGGTTGCACCATAAAGTGAATTCAAGAGGATCTTCATAGTATATTGCATTAAATGATTATATTCTCCTAATTCTTTATCTCCAGCTTTATATGCTTTTTTCATACGGTTTTTATAAACAACCCTTTCCTTAAACCATTTTTTTAGAATAGTAGACAATACTGCTTCTTTATCTGTTCTAAACATTGAACCATTAGCAGCTACTGCTAATTTTTGAGATTCAATTATTTTTATTAACTCTCCTACTTCTACATTAGTTTGTTGACGTTTTCCATTTTCAACTAACAATAATTCCTTAGAATCTTTAGCTTTTAAATCGTTAAGTCCCAATCTATTATTACGGTCATCAGCATCTACAATACGACCCACGAATGTTTCTTTACCTATGTTTATAGACATTATTATAGAGGGATACAGTGATGTTAAATCCTCATCAAACATATATTTATACAATCCTGCTTTAGGGCAAAAAAGATATCCACCTGCGTAACTATCCTTCTTTTGAGGGTTAGGTTCTTTTGGGGGTGGTATAATATCTTGTGAGAGTAAATAGGCTGAAATTGCTCCATCTTGTGAAATACTATTAGCATAAACTTCACTATAATTATGTTTTCCTTTATGTGATATATTCTTAGTTAAAGCTAAATATTGTAACTTTTCATCTAATTTTTGAAGAATTTCAACATCTACAAAATTATATTGGATAAATTTATGTATGTCTGTTTCAAATAATTGATCTAGGTTTCCTTCATATTCAACTTTACCCATACCAACATATTTTTCCCCAATAGCATCTAATTTCCAACTTGGTTCATCTTTCCAACTATATTTTTTATGTAAACGAATATAATCTAAAGATTCAATACCAACAATATCTACATATTGGTTTTGTTTAAAGAAATATTTATTATTCTTTTTACAATTTACTTTACCAATAGGAGATAAATGATCAGCCCAATCTTTACCTATTGTTCTACACATTCTGTAGTACAAATAGGGTATATCAAAATAATCTGAGTTGTATCCTACTAATATGTCAGGGTTCATTTCTCTTATTGCTTCCACAAATTTAGCTAATAATTCATTCTCTGTAGAACAAGGTATGATTTCTTTGTTTTTATTCTTACCTGTTTTGGTATGTGATAATTGGCTTTTTCTATCCAAAATTAGAATAGACCAATAATCTTTTTGTTTATCCCACCAAGCAATAGAAGTTATAGGCATTGGTGCATCTTCAATATATTCTTCAGTTAAAGCACCTCCTATTTCACACTCAATATCAAAAAATACTTCCCTATGACCCGTAGAAGGTTCATCATTGATTCCATATTTTTCAACCAAAAATTTTTGATGGGGTTTCATATCGTGGAAATGAAGATTAGGAGTATTTTTAGCACTATAATCAGGGTTTTTTGAAAAAAACCATTTTGATATAGGTTTTAAAAATTCTCCATTTAACCCTTTATGTGAAGATTCTTCTTCACTACATTCCTGGTATGCTATGTTGTTGTAAGGTACTACTTTGTAATCGTCTTTATCATCCCAAAGGTGAATTTCAACCCAATTAGGACCTAGATGTTTTAGTTTATTACCAGTATATGCTTTTTTATACATTTATATAACTTTTATTTAATGGGAATATACGAAGGCTCCCTATGGGAGCCTAAGTTTTATATAATAGTTTCTGCTGAATAGTTTTTAGCTAATTCTTCTGTTGTAAAGAATTGTGTTAAATCTGGTCTATAATAGTTAATAGATTTCATTACTTTACGATCACGTGTTCTATATACTACGAATCGGTCCTCGACTTTCTCATAATGGCATAGCTCAGCTTGTTCTTTACTTCTCTTGGTGACAGTCTCCATGGCTTCTTCTTCAGTCTTGCAAGTTTTAGACATATTGCTTCCTTGTACTTCCTGATAGGCCGGCCATATCTTATCTTTAAGGCCATGTAACATAGTACCGTTCCCAAGGGAAACATAAGTAATATCACACAAAGCATCCAGAACTTCCACGATGTCTCCGTTTTCGCAAGCTTGTCTATATTCTTCCAATTCTTCAAGTACAAAGTCGTATACGAATTGCCATTCCTTTTTTTCTGGTATTGTTGGTTCATAGTTATTAGGTTTATTAAAGGTAGCATTAAATTCTTCTACTTCGTTAACAAATGGGACATTTTCACCTTCATGAGATGAACACGGTCCTAAATCTAGTTTTAACTGTTTACCCATATTATTCTATAATTTTAATAATTTTAGTTTTTACAATTTTATCTACGGTAAAATTACTTTCACCTTCAAAATCTTTGTATACTTTAGCTTCTGCATCTGTTGGTGATACTGCTTCTACTAAATATTTTTCTGTTGTTTTTTGTACTTTACCTTGTTCATTTTCAAAGGTTAATTTTACATCTACTTGCCAGTAATTCATAATTTTTATTTTTTAGTGTTTAAATAATCTTGCATTGGTTTTGAATCATACCTCTCAAATGGGTAAATCACCCATTCATCACTTTTATGTTCTTCAGCCCATATTGTGGGTTTAAAACAGGATGTATGAGGTTTATAATGTAATACTGCTGTATAAACCCCAGGTGCTTTTTCTAAAGTAACTCCACTATCCGCTATGTCATCAATTACTAAAGTATTAGGTCCTACAGCATCTACATAGGGTAAATCTAATTTATGAGATACCATTACAGCAGGGATTAATCCTCCTCTTGCAATCCCAGTTACTGAGTCTATGGTTGGAGTTTCTGTAGTAATTTTTTCACATAATTTATTGATTAAATCTTCTAGGTCACTCCAACTTAATTTTATTTTATTATCAAATTTTAAAGCCATTATATGTTTTTAATTAAAATATTAATATTAACAAACTAAACTTCTATAAACTTCAACTGGTACTTCTGAAGTTAAACCTCCATTTACACCTTTGATTAGTACTGATATAGCATCATGTGAATGTAGTGATTCTAAGTGAGAACAGATGATTTTAAAATCTATTACCTTATCATTTTGACTTAATCTTTCATGGATTAAACGAGCAGCATCTTCTACAAATTTAAGATTAGACCCATTTAACTCAGCAAAAGCTTGTTCATCTTCACGTTTTACCATAACTTGAGTTTCTGTTTGTAAAGCATCAATACACATATCTCTTAAATCTTCAATCCAAACCATATCATCAAATTCAATTGTGATACGTGTTTTTGATCTTTGTGAATGAGATACTATGGCTTTATTTCTTTCTTCCATAGCTTGCATTGCTAATTCAAATGAACATGGGCAGGCTGAAGAATATACAAAATCAAAATGGATATACTTTTTTAAAGTACCATCTTGTTTATGGTTAGCTTCTAAAGATACATTATAATATTGATATCCTTCTAAACCACTTCTTAATGATGGTTGTATAATAGGGAAACTAAAATTAAGAATTATATGAGCATCATAAGAACCTAATTTATCTCTGTAAGCACCTAAAATATCTTCTAATAAATTAATTGAAAATACTTGATCCTTATATTCATAAAATGATCGTACAATACGAGACATATTAATTCCTTTCTTTTCAGCTTCTAATGATACAGTACCTGTTATTGATGTTTCTAATTCTATAGTACTTCCATCTTTCTTCTGGAATTTTAGTGGTAATTTAAAGTTGTGTATTCCAACTTGTTGGATTTTGGTATGACTACCTTGAATGTTGGATGAAGCACCATTTTGTAAATCCCCCATAGATGCTTTATATTCTTCTGTAGCTTTAAAGTTATTATCATAACTTCTATCTAAAGTTGAGGATAAAGTACCCTCTTTCATATCATAAGGGATAATATTAGGGTTAGTAGTAGACTCACCTAACCACTCATAACTTGTTTTTTTGGACATAATTTTTATTTTTTATTTAATATAATATACGAAATTTTATTTAGTTTTCCTAGCTATCACACACATCT